CAATCCTCTTCCAACAATCTCAGACACCAGCCCTCCTACGTATTCCTTCGACACCTTCACTGAGGAAGGTGCTGTTCACATCCATGCCGTCTGGCATGTGGATCACTACTGCTTGGTCTATGGTGGTAGCGATCTTCTTACCTAACTCTTTCCCTGGCTGGTCCCCGTCACACAGCACGAGGACACGCTCATAGTCAAGGAAAGCCCTGCCGTAGAATGGCTTCCACGCTGAGGTTCCTTGCAGGGCGACAGCGGGGATACCGCACAAGCCTGCTGTGATGCAGTCAATCTCACCTTCGCAGATAGCGATATGGTCTGATGCCTGCCGGAAAGCCATCACGTTATACAAGATATGTTCTGACCCTGCACGGGACAGGTACTTCGGGGACTGCTCCTCCGTCACTGCCCTGAAACGAACGTCAACCACACCTGTGGGGGTGATGTAGGGGATGGACATGCGACCAATGAACTGCTCATGCCCGACAGCAACATTATCTACCGTGACGTACCCGAGAAGATGCTGCTCTGCTGCTGCCTTGGTAATCCCTCGCGCTGCCAGATACGCCGCTACCTCGTCCACGCTCCCGTGATAGTTCTTCACTGCTTCCGCTAGAGACAGTTTCAACGATTCGGAAAGCATTACGCCAGTCACCTCCTTCAATCTCCTTGACTAAACCAACTACGTCGCCTTTGAACCCGCATGACATGCAGGCAACCCCGCCTGTGTCGTTGTTCACCCGGCAGGACGGTTTCACATCCGTGTGTAGACCGCAGGAGATGGTTTGCCACCCGTTCCTTGGGGAAGGTGTCTTCCATCCGTAGTGTTTCAACACTGCCCACAGGTCACCTCTTCTGTAGGTGTAGGAGGAGTGCGGCAAAGTCATCGGCCTCCATTACAACATAAGACTTGGACACATGATTCATTCGCCGCTTCACGACAGCGGCACCGATCACAAGATCAGCAGGCATGGGTTCATGCACATGCTTAGCTTCCCAACGCATAGCCTCACTGGTGGCTTCAGCCATGTAGCCCGACAGGTTTATGGCTTTCTCGTTCTTGGCTTCAAGGATCACGGCAAGGTCATGCACCCTGATGAGCAGGTCACCTTCGTCGTCCTTGCCCCGGCGCACCAGGCGTGTCGTGTTCAGGAACTTCTCCCTGAAGAACTGCTCCAGGTCTATCTCAAACGCTGCACCTTTACGCTTGTTCGACTTGGCTCTGCTACTGGCATCCATGAATCTCCACCCCACAGTCACAGCACACCCAGTTCTCGTCGCCTTCAAACGTCATCAGGCGCACGCAACCTTCATGCTTGCAGTCGTTCACAGGTTAATATCCTTGATCTGCATACGGGCAGGGTCATACTCCAGCCACAAAGCCGTGGAACCTGACGGGTCAGCAGGCCCATACCTGTTCTTCACGGGGGCAACAGCCATGAGACCATCAGACGGTGAGGCGAGGGTGCAGATAAGCGACGGGATCTGCGCTATCTTACCGTGTAGTGCTGCCCTAGGTGGGCAAGGGTTGCCTTGATACTGCTCCGAGGTGTGATGTAGCACAAGTACGGCAGCGCCTGTGTCACGAGCCCACCACTTCAACTCCCGCATCAAAGAACGCAGGGAACCGAACTCGTCACCATGCTCATGCAGAACGTCAATCGCGTTATCCACCACGAGCAGCCGCATGTTGTCACCGTGCACTTCCCGGTACAGGGCAACCTCGTCAGCCAGGTCAGACAGCGATGGGGAGGCATCGAACATCCATGAGATGTGGGATGCCTGCTTGGAGAGAATGCCGGAAGCCCAACTGGAGTCAGCTTGGATCCTGTTCTCCACCTCATGCTGTGACAGTCCTGTCAGCATGGCTGTGGTACGTAGAGCCATCGTGGCCTCATGCGTGTCCATGCTGGCATACAATGTGGGTACACCTGACAGGACAGCGATAGATAGGGCGAGGGTTGATTTGCCTGCACCCGGTGGGCCTGCAATCATTGTCACCTCACCCCTGCGGATGGTGATTTGATAGTCGGAGAAAGACTTGAACGGGGCGGGGATGATAGCCCCGCCCCTGTCCAGTTGTCCGACTGCACGGTCAAGACGCCTCATGCCTTAGGCTGGGAACGTGTCCCACTCAGGTGTGCCCCGCTTAATCCACACAGGGTCACACTTGGCCCCACCCTGGGGTGCGTTACACATCCACGCCTTCCACGGCCCCTTAGCCCCAACCTTCGACACAGGGTTACGGGCACCGTGAGCGCAAGCAGGTGCGACAGCAGACTGGAACGCCGCAGGGGGGCCAGCAGGGGAAGGTGCCTGCGGTGCGACGTTCCAGCCTGCGTCAGGGGCAGCAGGTGCAGGAGGCGGTGCAGCCTGCTGCTGGTACAGGGTTGACGCATTCGATGCGGCAACAGTGAGAGTCACAGACTCAACGAATGTGCCCATGTTTTCTGCGATCTCAGCCCAATGCATCTGGAACTCTGACGCAGAGTTACCACGCACGGTGAGCTGAACGTCGTGGTCAGCGATACGTACCCGCATGTTTGCGGAGAATGGTGCTTCAGTGCTAGACATTAACAGCCTCCTTCAAATTGAACGATGGTGCGAACAGTGTAGCAGGATTGTGAACATAGCAGTGGGTGCGGACACCGCAACCTTTGCACATGGATGTGACATGGGGCAGGAAGATTCCGGCCTGCACTCCAGCGTAAGTCTTAGCCACCCAGTAGTCAACCATCTCATCCGTGTACGGCTGAAGGTCATGGATGGTGGATAGGGATCCTTCACGGGCCATCCAGTAAGCACCATAAGGTGCGTCAATGCCGTACGCGGCTTTCAGGGCACGGCGATAGAACGCGAGCTGCATCGGTGCAGGGGTGGTTTTACCTGTCTTCAGGTCAACAATCAACACTTCACCTGTGTTGGAGTCAACGAATACCCTGTCGATGAAACCTTTCAACTGGATCAGTTCATCATTGACTTCAATGTCCACACGGACATCAAGTTCGATAGCAGGTTTACCGTCTTCCATCGTGAGAATGTGCAGGGACGGGTTGTTTTGCCGCCAGGTGATCCATGACTGCACGTAGGCTGGGCCGTTAGCCATCCACCAGGCGTAGTCCTCACCGTTAGGGGCAGCCTTCGTGGGCCTGCCACCTGCCCGAGGTGTCTTACCTTCAGGGAACTGTGCAACTTCTTGCTCTAGGGACTTGCGGAAAGCATCAAGCCCGATCTCCAGTAGTGGGTTCATGCCTGATACTCCTCAAACAAGTGATGGTCGATGGCTTCTGTGGCTGTGTGTACGGCGGTGCCTCCGGCAAACCAGTAGGCAGGATCTTCGGCTACGCCAACGATCCTTGTTAAACGGTATTTTTCTCCGCAGTCCACATAGGTGGAAAACTGGCTGTAGGAGATGTGCGGTATTGGTGTTTCACTCATAGCAGATACGGTAGCGTAGAGGTCTGACAGTCAACGGCATTGAACTTTTTCTTCGGCGTGTCGCGGCTGGTTTACAGCGGCGATAGCAGGTTACACTGTTACCTATATAGGTACAGGTATAGGTATACCTGTACAGATATATGTAAAGGTTGTACATATAAGTAAAGGAGCCAGCCCCCTAAGGGCTGGCTCTATAGGTAATACTATATTATTATTAGACAGTGACCTAACTAATACTACTGCCGTAGTCTAAAGACACCCTCTAGAATGCCCCTGTATGGCCCTGTAAGGGCCGTAGACGAGACAAAACCCCCTCCCAGGTATCCGAAGACCCTAGGAGGGGGTTATCCTCTCAGAATGGCTGAGAATGATTCTAGTTTTTAGACCTTGAACCACCGTTCAAGAAGACCTTTGATACCAGTTTGATCTGAAACCATGAGGCGAGCAACCCTACGGCGCTCCCTCCCAAGATCCAGGTGAGCCGGATCATTTTTTCTGCCGGGACTGTAGGTCTTATGGAATTCAAGAGCCTGCTTCGGATCTAGGTTGTAGTGCTTCATCAAGGCAGCCGTGCCCTTACGCAGTGAATCCAGCAGCGGCTTAGGCCACGCCTCACCTGGCGCACCCATGTCCGTCTCGATCCCCAGGTAGTACTGATTGCCCGTAGAGTTCGGGGCCAAAGCACTAGACCCGACACCCGCATGATTCGTCAAACCAGCCGCATACACAAACCACTTACCTGAACGGTCAATCCAGATAGCAGCGCACGGAGCAAGATCAGAGTACATGCACCAATTGAGAGCACCCGGTGAATCCCCCGCTGGGGAAGCGTCGTGATGCCACATGATACCCCGAAGTTCAGAATACCCGAGGCCATTCCACCCCACCTGCTTCCATGTCTTCCCAGCGTACCTGCCGTACTTATATGTCATACCTTCAACAGGCACACCAGCCTGACGAAGAACCTTCACCAGATCCTTCAACCACACACCCGTACTCACAGATCATCATCCTCATCGGGCAGGACAACAGCCTCATCCACCAGTGACGGGCCAAGGAACGGACCCACGTTGTAGGAAGCAATCGAAGTCAGCACAGACACGACAGCGGCAGTCGCAGCGACAGCCAGACCCTGCACCCAGTCAATCGTCAGAACAGTCACACCGGCAACGAACAGAGCCACGAGAGCTTGAGCGAACGTCTTAACGGCACGCTCCCCGGCAGCGATCCAGAAACCACGATCATTCAGCAAGATGCTCAATCTCCTCATCAATCCTCACAATCTCCCGCTCAATGCGGGAGATCCGTGTAGCCATGTCATCCACCTTCGTATGCAAGTCACCCAAAGACTTGCCACCGTTCTTAGGCATGCGAGCTTCGATATACCTTTCGAGAGGTTTCACGATCAGGAACTTGCCTAAAGCAATCAGCGCACCAACAACGGCAGTCAAGAACGCCAAAACAATCGCAGCGTCCTGCACGATCTGAACCCAATCCGGTGTGTCGTAACCCATTACAACTCCCGACAGGTCACGACAAGCACGCCACCCATACCAGACTGCTGACGCGGAGGTGAAGTCTGTACCATTTGCAGATCTTCAATGAGAATCGTGTACGTTTCTTTAGCCAAAAAATCCTGCAACACAACCGGCGTACCCTGCACCAAAGCATTACGCAGATTCTGCCAGCGAGTAGTCGCATAGCCAGGATGACCAATCCTCTGACCAAATCTGTCTGTCTCCTCATCAAAACAAAGAAGTGGCAACCGCCACTGCTGCTTACGAGGAACAGCAGGAAGAGCCTTCAACTGCCAACCAGCAATCTCAGGACCCTTAGTGTTATCGGAAGAATCACGAGTCAACGTGATCTTCAAACCAAGAGACTCAATAGGCACAGAAGGAACAACCTGCACCTCAACATTTGAAGACCCATCAGGGTACGTGTACAAGGCAGCTTCAGTTCCACCCTGCTGCACACTAGACACAGCCACAGTGCCCTCAAGCACAGACCTGCGAAGATTCAAAAAGCGGAAAGACTTATTCTCCAGTGTGTTATACCTGACCTGGCCCGTGTACAAGAAACCACTAGACACAAGTTGAGTGGGATGCTGCTCATACAGGCCGTTACTGTTCACCCCGACAACGATCCTGCCTGTGCAGCCAAGAGTGCACACCCCGTCAACAGAACCTGTCTTACCTGTGTCAAGGTCGGCAGCCCACGCTGCACGACCCTCAGAATCAAGATTCGACAAATCGAACCGGATTACACCAGCCTTACCAGACCCGACATCCGCCACACCCACATACACGAATCGGTCAAACCCAGCCGCATAGCCAGTAGTTGCACCCGTGTACGACAACGGCCCATAGGTGACGGAACCATCACCGCCGAGCAAACCAATCCTGACACCCACATTCGTCATAATCACAATGTAGGAACCAAGATACGAGAACAAGCCAAGAATAATTTCACCAGCAGGCATCTCAGCGACAGTCACCGCAGACGTAAGCGTAGGCAGTTCGCCGTCAGTCTCACTCACAGTAAACTTGTAGATCGTGCTAAGCGCACCAGCATGACCAGCAACAAGAATAGCGGCAGGAGCCTCAGCAGCCCCAGTCCAAGTCCAATCCGACTGCGGATGCGTGTAAAACGCGGAAGGCAAATTGCCACCAGTAAACCCGCCAAGTTCGTACAGGTTAGCACCCCAAGCAGCAATCAGACGCTGCTTCACCCACCAGCCCCGGCCAGAAGTGTTCTTAGAATGTGTCCACAGCGAACTCGCTGTAGTCCCAGACGCAGCAACCTTATCAATACCGTCATCATGGAAAGCGAAAACACCAGAACCATACGAAGCCAGGTATTCCACATTCTCAGTGAAACCAGTAATAGTCGTGGCAGTAGTGCCATTCCACTTCTTCACACCACCATTACCTGTAAGCCCAAACGCATAACACACGTTATTGGCCTCGTCACGAGCAGACGCAACATTCGCCAAACCAGTCGAAGTGAAACCTTCACGCACCGTAGGCAACAGTTTCAACACGCCAGGAGTCCACACATCAACACCCTGCGACCTGTTGAACCGTGTCATCAGACGCTCATTATCAGGCGGCTCAAGATAATTGATACCAGCGCCACCACTGAAATCCCGCTGTGACCGAAGCCACCAGCCCGTCAAAGACTGCTCACCAGGATCACGACTGTTATCGAACTGCTCCTTGTTCACCGAAGTAAACGCACGAGTCAACGGAAACTCGTCAGAAGCAACACCAAGGAACGGCTGACCAGCGATAGCCCACTCGTAAGCGAACGCGCCAAGAGTGAACGAGTTCAAGCTAGCAGAATAAGCAACACCAATATCAAGCAGTACGCTATCGGTAATGTCAGTGGTGACAGTCAAAACAACCCCTCAAGGGGTGGGGTCCGTAGACCCCACCCCCGTCAACTAGAAGGAGAACCCGATCAGGTGAGGTCAAACCACAGGTAGGAGAAAGTAGCGGCAGCCTGGTCAATCGCGGCAGCAGACGAATTCACTGCATACACCGTAACCGTGTTCGCGGCAGTCACAGCGGCACCAGCAAAAGCCAAACCCGTAGTGAGGACAGGCACGTTGATTACAACAATGTCACCAGTAGCGGCACCAGTAAGCGTAAACGTCTTGCTGCCAGTCTCGCCAGCAGCAATCTCATCAAAGTTCACAGAAGCAGTACCGGTAGCAACAAGAGCCTTCAGCGACGCAGCCTTACCCACATAACGGGCAGCAATCTCGGCAGCACCCAGGCGGTCACCAGGGTCAGGATCAACAGAGAACACCAGACCCTTATCGTCATTGATGTTCACCGTGCGCGTGCCGTCAGGGGTGTTCGCAATCTCAACACCATTGCGCTTAACGGAAATGACCACACCAGGGGTATCAACACCCGTGTAGTAGGTCTTTGTGGTAGTGATCGTGTCGGGAAAAGACACGGATGAGCTGAGGGCCGCGTTTGAAAACCACGACCCTCCAGTGAACTCAACGACAAGAGTGTCGCTGGCACCGTTCGATACGGTGACAAAACCACCAGACATAACTATTCTCCTTCTAGAGAGTGTTTCTCCTCACAGCTCCTCGCTAGTGAGGGCACAACAAAGGTGCGCCCACAAAGGGCGCACCTGTAGGGGTGTTCAGTCTTCGTCGTATTCGACGTATCCGAGGAAGTCCCAGATGTCGTCGTCCATAACCACTCCTTATAGGCAGGGGCTGTTAACTATGACCGTTCCGAACTTCCCATAAGTGGAAGTCAAGCTCGGCTTATGAGGGGTGGCGTTAACCCCTAGGTTCAGGACGCCTCAGCGGCAGGGACTTGGCTCCATGTCTTTGCGTCTTTGTCGAACACGTTATTGACCGCGATGGACTCCCAGTCCCCGTCCCAGCCGATGCCGTCAGCGAGGGCTTGCAGGTCGGTGCAAGGCCACGGCTGGAAGGTGTATTCGCAATCCGTGCAATGGGTGCAGATGAATACCTCAGCGGGGTAGTGCTCGCGGAGTTCGCTCCAGTAGTCCGTGATCTTCTGGGGAGCATCGGATCGGGCATGGATTTGTCCCATGACCTGCATCACCTTGTCGGTGCTGACCTCAGTCACGGCTTCCCCCTTATGGCAGGACGAGGGTGGCGATCTCCTCGTCTGTGAATCCTAGCGTCTTGAAGCGGCTAACGGCAGCGGCGCGGGCGGCCTGTCGGGCCTCCTCGGCAGCAACCCGCTCAGCCTCCGCGACAGCGGCGGCGGCGGCGTCTGCCTCACGCTGCGCGATCTCCCCGGCGGTCAGGGGCCGCTCGGTCACGGTGCCGTCCGTGCAATCAACAATGACGGCGATGGGGGTGTCAGACATGGTGGCTCCTTTATGCCTTGGAGATGCCGTACAGGAAGAATGACGAGCCGCTCTTGAAACTGGCAGCATCCTCAGTTGTGAAATCTATGCTTGTCACCGCTGACGTTACTGAGCTAAACAACGCCGCATGGGCAGCCATAGTGGCAGCAGTAGCGTTGTTCTCAGTCATTGAAATTGCACTTACAGACTTTGCAGTCGTTCCCGCATAGTTGGGAATGTAAATCTCTATCGACGCAAATGTGTTGGAGGTGCAAGCGGGATCAGTAAGGAAGCCAAGCCCCCGTGTGGGAGACGTCGCTGATCCGGTACCTGAGCCTGTCCCGTATAGGTAGCGATGCGATGACTGATTGGTGCTATTGAGGTTCATGTAGAGAAAGTCAGCCTGTCCGACCGTGAGGTCGCCGCTGGATGACCGCGCTGAGATTACGATGTAGAGATCGGTGTAGGTGCCAGGGATGGATGAGAAGGTGACTGTGGCGGTATCGCTGCCCAGCACATTCTTGGCGATCAGCTTCATGGTCGTCGCCATCAGCGGCCCCCTGTCCTGAACTCATGGGTTAACGTCATCACGCCGCCTTGATTCCGTAGAGAGCGAACGTGCTACCTGACTGGAACGTGTAACCGCCAGCCCTAACCGACAGCGACGTGATCGCAGACGTAGACCGCCAGAGCCCGACCTGTCGCGTGACCCACGCCGACGCCACACACGACGATGACAGCACAGTCTTATTGACGTTGGTGTTCGCGTAAGACATGACCTGCACGATGCTTGGCTGACCAAGGTTCGCGGTCGCGGAAAACTCACCGATGTAGATGCCCTGAGTGTCATTAGAGACACGGCTAGATGACGCTGCCGACCCGCTACCGAGGAGCCAGGTGGTGGAGTAGTTGCTCCCGGTGTCCCCGTTTATCCGAAGGTAGGTGGAGATGGTGGCCCCTGACGTGTAGTCCGTATCAGCCATGCTGACGAGGATCAGGTCCGTGAAAGTACCGGGGATGTCGGAGAAGGTGACGAGGGTGGAGCCTGAGCCAAGCGTGGTGCTGGCGATGGGCTCATACGTCCTAGGCATCAGCCACCCCCAATGTTCGGAACTGTGTCGTTAGTGTCATGCGCGCAACCCGTACAGGGCGAATGTGCAGTGCTGCACCAAGTTTGCATTTGAGTCACTAAACATGGTGATGGACGTAATCACCGATGTGCTATTCCATAGCCCACTATT